TATGTCAAAGTATGGCATAGTCAAAGATATGATTGACTTACCTGAAATTACATCTAAAGAAACTGAAGACATACCTAATCAACTATGGCACCAAGATGGTTTACAAACTGAAAATCAACCTAACTATCAGGCATTATATTGTAAGATGGCGTCAAGTGATTGCCCTAGCACACAATATATTTCAACTAGAATATCAGACGATTTAGGTAAAAAATATGAAGGTCTTAAATGTAAGTTTAATTTTAAAAAACCTATTGACGAAGGTAGATTTTATAAGTTTGATAGCAAGTTAGATCAAAGATTATATTTAAGAAGAATATATAAAGGTGAAAAAGATATTGTGGGTAGGGATAAACAAGGTTATTTTACGAGATGGAATGAGATGGCAGTATTAGATGAAAATATATATAAAGAATTAGAAAATGCTGTTATGTCAAATGAGATTAAAGAAGTAGAATGGAAAACAAACAGATTAGTAATTGCAAATAACTTTACACTATTACATAGAAGAACACCTTATAAAAATGCTACAGGAGAAAGAATTATATGTCGGGCTTATGTCCAGTAACTTTTCTTAATTTAGAACATCTTATAGATAGAGATGGATTAAAAATGGATATGGATGCTCAAACTTTTGTTCCGTTCTCATCTTCATATGCAAGCCAAGGTTTTTTTAAACACGCACCTTTTTGGGAACAAGCAAGAGTAGATCATTTACCTAAACACGAAGTACCGTTTGTATCTAAAATAAATGAGTTAGTAAAGGCTAGACCTAGATTTTATAAACAACACGCCAACCATAAAGTACCAGCACATAAAGATATAGATACTCTTTGTTGTGTAAACATTTTAATAACTAAAAATAATTCACCTGTACACTTTGAAGATTGGGGAGATTACACATATCATTGTGCTTTATTAAATGTAACTCATAGACATAAAGTTGACCCTTGGCCTGAAGAAAGACATTTATTGAAGTTAAGTATATTTGATAGAACCTATGAACAAGTAAGAGAAGAATTAAAACAATATATTTCTCCTGTACAAGGATCGGTACAAAAATGATATTACATTTAGATTATCAAATAGATAAAGAACATTATAAGAAAATATTTTTTGATAGATATGATACAGGCGGTTATCATAAAGAAGGAGAAGTAGTATTAGATTATTGGTGGAAAGTTTTTGATATAGATAATGAAGTAATGCCAATAACTAAAGATTTAGGTATAGAAGACCTAATAACTAAACCTAGATTTTCATATCAATTACCTAATTCTACTTTACCAGAACATATTGACCAAGATAGAATTGTTGGTATTAATTTAAATCTAATGCCTGATTTACCTAGTATTATAATTGATGACAAATCATTTGAATATGAAAATTGTCTTGTTGATGTAGGGTCTAAAATACATTGTGTCAAGGCAGATAAGAATCCTAGACTAGTCTTAAAGTATGCCATACGAAGTAATTGGAATCAAATGTATAAAAGATTAGATAAAAGAGGATTAATAAATCACAATAAAACGAAACAATGCAATCCACATTATATGGAATATGATTCAAAATTGACAGAAAGTAATAAAAAATATGTCAGAAATCAAGGTTCAATCTCTAAAATTGCATTATAAATATAACATATATTATAACACAAGGAGAATATAATGTCAATAACCATTGATGGAAAAGTGTATGATGAGAGTAAATTTAGTGTCGGTTTGAGAAATAGAATCACAGCCAGACAAGAAATTGAACAATCTAAAGTCAGACACGATATTGAGTTGGAAAAAATAGCAGTTCTTACAGAATTTTACAATAAAAAAATTTTGGAGATGATGAAAAAAGAGAAGGTACAACCAATAGAAAATGGCAGCGATAGCTAATTTAATAATAGATCAAGGCGCAAACTTTAGTTCAGATATTACGGTTAAAGACGCAAATGGAAACGCATTTGACTTGACTGGATACACAACTGAAGCCAAGATGGCAAAAGGATATGCCTCTACTAGAACAAGAACAACAATTACATCTGCTGTAGCTTCAGACGCTACGACAGGAGTTGTATCATTAACTTTGACTGCCACACAAACAGCTGCTTTAGACGCACCAGAAAGATACGTTTATGACGTAGAAATTACGCAAACATCAACTGGTACGGTGACTAGAGTTATTGAGGGTATAATATCTACAAGACCCAACGTAACAACAAGTTAAAAAGATTATAAATATAGAGAAAGAGAGAGGTCTTAATGCCAGAAATTACAGCGAAAATTAATGCCCCTACATCAAGTGGCCCTAAACAAGTTTCTGTAACTTTACCCTCTGGTCAGACACTACAAAATAGTTCTCTTTCTTTAAAACTATTAGGTGACGTTGACACAACAGATTTAAATGATGGTGCATTATTACAATACAGAGCTAGTGATGGTAAGTTTGTAACTAGAAATGAAATATCTACCACTACTGGATCACTAACATTTAACGGCGGAAGTTTTTAATAAGTTATGTCAACAGTTATACAGATAAAAAGAAGTTCAGGCACAACCGCTCCAAGCACACTTAAATTAGGTGAATTAGCATACACATTCGGAACAGGTACGCAAGGTAACCTAGGAGATAGAATATTCATAGGTGAAGGTGGCGTAGACGGAAACGGTGACGCAAATAATGTAACCGTAATCGGTGGTCAATATTTTACAGATAAGTTAGATCACGTAGATGGAACATTAACAGCAAATTCAGCACTTACAGCAGACGCTAACTTAGCAATTGACTCACTTGTAATTGGTAATTCTTTATCAACAGGTGGTACTTTAAAATTAAATGAAGGTACTAATAACGGTACTAATTTTATTGCATTAAAAGCGCCAAATGCTGTAACTTCATCACAAACATTTACATTACCAGATGGTGATGGATCAACAGGTCAATTTTTAAAAACAGACGGTTCAGGTAATTTAGATTTTGCAACCGTCAATCAATTTATTAACTTAGCAGGTGACACAGGTACAGATCAATACAATACGGCAGAAACATTAACATTTGCTGGTGGTGCTGGTTTAACTCAAACGGTAACTGATAATACGGTAACCGTAACTGCTACAGCATTAACAAATTCAAATTTATCAGGTAGTGCAGCTATTTCAAATGCAAACTTGGCAAACCCAACAACAACTTTAGGTTCATCTACATTAACATTAGGTGCAACTACAACTGACATTGCAGGATTAACTTCATTAGTAGTTGATAGTGTAACATTAGACGGTTCAACTTTATCAACAACTGCTAGTAATACAGATATTACATTATCGCCACACGGAACAGGTACGGTTATTGTACCATCAGGTTATGAAGATAGATCAGGTTTTGGCGATACATCATTAGCAAACAAGGCATATGTTGACCAAGTTGCACAAGGTTTAGATACTAAACCATCTTGTAGAGTTGCTACAACAGCAAACTTATCAGCGTCTTATTCAAACGGTACTGCTGGTGTTGGCGCAACATTAACTAACTCTGGCACACAAGCTGCATTATCAATTGATGGAATAACTATGGTGGCAGCTGATAGAGTTTTAGTTAAAGATCAATCAACAGCTGCTCAAAACGGTATCTATGTTGTAACTAATATCGGTTCAGGTTCATCAAATTGGATTTTAACAAGAGCAACTCCTGAAGATCAACCTGCTGAATTAACAGGTGGTTCATTTGTATTTGTAGAAGAAGGTACTGCTAACGGAGATAACGGTTATGTATTTACTCACACAGGTTCTCCTACATTTGGTACAACTGCTTTAGATGTAGCACAATTTTCTGGTGCAGGTCAGATAACTGCTGGCGCTGCCTTAACTAAATCAGGTAATCAATTAGATGTTGCAGTTGACGATAGTTCAATCGAAGTAAGTTCAGACGCATTAAGAGTTAAAGCTTCTGGTATTACAAATGCAATGTTAGCAGGTTCAATTGCTAACGATAAACTTGCAGGTTCAATTGCAAATGCTAAACTAGCAAATTCTACTATTGGTTTTACAGATGATAGTTCAACA